TTTCCGTTCCAATCGCACTGTAAGTTACATTCAATACGCTTAATCCTTCATTAACAGTAGATATCGTAAAATTATTACTTACAATCAATATTGTGTTGCTAATAATTGCGGTTACTACGCGAATTTCTGAATTTACGGCAATATATGAACCAACGCTAATCAAACCCATATTCGCGGCCGCAGTAAATCGAGTACCTGTTCCAACTACAGTATTGCCTGCCACATTAACAGTACCAGAGAGTGTGCGTATATTTCCAGGTACAGTTAGTGTGCTTACTGTACTATTAGCGTTCAATTCACTTAGCCTATTTAACTCTGCATAAGACTTAAAACCAGCTGGATGCAGCAATTCTTTGAATATTTTTTTATATTTTGCAAACTCAGTTTGTGATGATAACAGATATGAATAATTGATGTAAAAATCACGACCTTGTATCCTTCTATCGGAAGATGATATAATTGAATCCGATGAGGTCCATCTTCCCGGTAATGTTTGTTGTATCGGGCTAATTGTCGCATTGGCTAAAGCCGTTCCATCACCAAATCCCGTCAGAACGATTTGAGGCACAGTTCGTATGCTTTTACCTGGGTCAAGAAGTAGAATTTTTTTAATTTCACCTGGGCGTTTAGAACTTCCTGTAAATAAATCTTCTCCATCACCCATAATTGCAGTTACTGTAATATTTGCATTAGCGCCATTTGCAGAAGTAACGGTTGCTGTTGGCAAACGGTCTTGCTGATATCCATAACCACCAACCAATCCCCTACTGAAGTTTCTTATTTTTTTTCCTGTAAAATCTTGACCAAAAGCAGTATTCACGTTTAAAGAGGTATTAGAAGAAATTGAAACAACAATTTTTGCAATTGCATTAATGAGAATTTTATTACCAACTTTTAGTTCAGTAGTAAATAAAGTACCATTGCCTTGAACCATTACATTGGACGCAGAGGTTACATTGGCAGTTCCTGTGATTTTAGGCGGTAAAAATTCAACTTTTGTGATTGTACCAGTTGATGATACAGCTGCTACTTCGGCTTCAGCGCCAATACCAAAAGACATTGGTTTATTAGAAAAGTGTAGTTCATCGCCCTTTATATAATCTGAACCACCATTATGAATTTTAACTCTACCTAATGAACCAAATGTATCAATTAAAACGTCTGTGCTTGTTGGTGTATAACCCACATTTGGAATTGTAATAATACCAGGTTCTGAATTTAACGTTGGCGTTACAACTGATGTTAAATCGGAGACAAGAACTCCTACATTACTAATTTCACCAATCGTTGGGTATGAAATATTTCCAAATGCTTGAGACAAAACGGTGGTCACATTAACATTTGGTATTGTGTTACCTGTTAAACTATAATTTGAATTTGAAATTAATGTATTTGCGGGGTCAATTTCTGAAATGACATTTGAAAAAATTGTAAATGTATTTGCTGTATTTTTACCTGTTGTATTAATCTGATTCACAGCAAACAATAATTGATCTTCGGGAATATTTACTGCACGAACTAGCCGTAATGCTTGAAATCCTGCTCCGCCATCTCTAATTGTTACTTTATCAATATCACCCCTAAAAACTTCTGAAATAAAAGCTCTCGGTATTCTTTCGTAACTAGGTACAATAATACTAACAGGGTCACCAACATTATAGCTTGAACCACCATCAATAAGTGTAATTGAAAGTATTGAAGAAAAAGACCTTGTGCGAATATTAATTAATGTGTTATCAGATGCAAAAATATTGGTTAAGATAGTTTCACCAAGCTTAAATGTACCAACAACTGTTTTTAAGTTTATGAAAAAATTAAAAATTCGTTCATCATTAGCTGTTTCAATATCCACACTTTCAACAAGAGCAGTTGCACCAGAAGTTTCTCCTATTAATTTTCTATTTGTAAAAATATTTTTATTAACATTGCTATAAAAAATTTCAATTTTTGCATTATTTGCTGGTGCAGTATTAAAATAAATTTTATTAATTTCTTTACGAATAAAATAGGTTGATGCACTTACTAATGCATCATTAATGTAAACCGATATTGTTGTATCTGAAAGAGATAATGTGTTAAATATTTTTTTACTTCCAGTCCCCGTATAATAGCTTGAAATGTCTTTAGTTATTTTAATAACTTCATCTTGTTGCCAGTTACCGTCAGATGCTCGCAACACATCGTTTTTAGGATACTTAATTTCCAATTCTTGCCCGAACATCATTCTAAACAAAAGTTTGAATGAATTCTCAGAGCCTTTTGCTAGATAAACGGGTAAGAGATGCTTGATTAAAAATTCTTTATTTACTGCAACATCTCTTGATACTAGAGAAGCATATGCGTTAAAAAATTGTTGTTCAAAATCATCAATCGAAACATCAACATCAGTAAGATCTCGAAAAGCCTTGGCTTTACTTGTTAAATCATTTAATTGAGTCCCTTGTTTATTTTCAAGATATTCATAATATGCTTCTAAAAATGTAATGAATAAAGGATGCTCTTCCCGAATAAATTCAGGAACTTGGCGATTTACAAGAAATGAAGTTTTAAAATCAGGCATTACACACTAACAAGTTTAGTTACAATAGCTGCCGGATCTGTTTCATCAATTGTAATAATTACATTCTTTATGGAAGAAATGATTCCTTTTTCCGATTGTATTGAAATGCGAATAAGACCATCTGTTGGTTTTACAGACAATAAACGTAAATCAGAAAGTGTTATGATACCGTTATTGTAATCAATTGTACCCGCTTTTGCATTAATAGTTTGTCTTTGTGCCGTGCTATCATAATAGATGGTTCTCAAATCACCAAATCGTGAATCAATTACTGCAACCGCTGTAGCGCCAACACCATTACCACCAGAAAAAGTAATCAATGCTGAGGTGTAGTTAACGCCACGATTTACTACTGTAATTTTTTGAACGCGACCATTTACAATTGTTGCAGTTGCAGTTGCACCAGTACCATCACCCGTAATTTTAACAGTTGGCGCAGTAATATATCCATAACCAGCATTTGTTACATTGATTTCAGTAATACCAGTAAAGGAATTTGGCACTTCTTCCAATTGAGCCGTTCTGCGAACACCAAGCGAATCAAATACATCAAATTCAGATGATGCGAGGCGATTAGTTGTTGTACCTCGATGCAACTCTGCATAAAATTCAATTGTATATGTTTTTGAAATATTCAGTGTGGGTGTAAATCTTTTTTCTAATCTTAATTTAGTTTCTGAACCACGAATTGCATTTAAATCAACAGTGTCTATCACATCTTGTAATTTGGAAAGAACAAATGTTGCATCAAATTTATTTAAATTAGTATTATTATATAATAGTATGGCACTTCGTATAGAAGTTTTTAATGCTTCTATGGTTTGAGTAGTTTTCTTTTTATCATATTCAACATAATTATCAATTATCAAATACAAATATTGAGGATTAATAATTTGTGCACCAATAGAAACAACTGCTTTTGGTTGAATAATACTATTAATAATTCTTTGTTTTTCTGTTTCCGAAATATAGTAATTTTCTTTTGGTTTTAGAGACATAAACACTTTACCATAAACTGGTGGTGTTTCATCTTCACCACCCCATATGGATAATGAATCTACTGATGGATAATTTTTCTTGATATATGATTCATAATCTTTAAATGTAACTAAACGATTCTGTGTAGTGAATTGTGCAGGTGCACCAAATTTAATTTCATCAACAGTTTCTCTTAAAGCACCGCCAGATGCTGCAGAAGTCGGAGTAATTATAAAATTATTATGAGCTGTACCTAATGAATCAACTAATGTTGCCGTTGCAACAAAATTGTTCGCCTTATTTGCAGCGATTCCATTTGTAACCAAATATGTTATAGAAACTACCGCACCATCAGGTAACTTTTTGCCAACCTTATCATTACCAAAATAAATTTGAAATTTACCGCTTTTATTTTCTTGTAAATGAAAAACTTCTGAGGTTGTAGTAACATTCAAAATATCGGTTATCTTACTGTAAACTGTTACTTGCGTGTTTCCTGCGGTAGGAATTGAAGTTACTTTAATTGTCGTAGTATCAATATTTGCATCGGGTAATGAAAATATTTGTTTTGGATTAGACGCTTGGTCTTGAGAAAAAACATAAGTAATCAATTGGCCTTCGTAAATATTTAAATTTTCAAAATAATATTGGCTATTTGCTTTTGATACCGTGGTTTCTTCCAGCACCACAAAGTTATAGGACGTATTGTCGATTTGATTTGATAAAAATGAAAATCCGGCAGGAATAGTCATGCTACCCGCATTACTTGTTGCAGATTGTACAGTAAAATTTATTATTGCAACAGGTGCTCTTTGTGAATAAGGAACATATCCTAAAGTTTTAGCGTGTGACACTACCGAATCTCTTAATAATGCGGTATCAAGAAAAGACTCATTTGCAACCATATTTAAATAGTATGCATTATAATGAGTATTATAAGCCAACAAGTCAATTAAAATATTTAAACCAGAACCTTCAAAATCATAATCTGTAAATTGTGATTGTTGATTTAAAAATCTTTTTAAATTTTCCTTAATTGTATCAAAATCAAGTTCAGTAACTCTTAAACTGTTTGCCATTTTTATCTAATCCGATCTAAGAAAAAATTAATTGTAATTGGGTTTGAATTGTTGATTACAAAAAATTCAAGCTGTATTTTATATTTGTTTTCGTCTGATACTGCACTTGCAGTAACTTTTGAAACTCTAGCTCTTGGTTCAAAATTATGGATTGTTTCTGCGATTTCTCTCTCAATTTGTGCTGCCATAACCGAATCGACATTTTCAAACAATAGCCTACGGATATTACTTCCCAAATCAGGTTGAAATGGGCGTTCATAGTGATTTGTCAAAACAAGATTTTTAATTGAATTAATAACAGCGAATTCACGTTTATGAACATTGATATCCTTGCGAATTGGATGAATATTAAAATTTAAATCCAAGTCAACAAAATTTCGTGTAAAACTGTCGTTTTTTGTGATTGTTGCCATCGTCTATTTATTTAATCTCTATTAACCGTTAGCATATACCGTAGATTGTGTGACTTGTTCTATAAACGCATCACAAGTATAAGTGTCGCCCTGCCTTGCAACTTTCTGTCCATTTACAAACACATTAGGACTTGCAGAATTAACAGTTGTTGAAAAAACTGGTGGACAATGAGTGTGTGGAGTATTCGTATCACCCAATCTATGGGCTCCAACACCTTCAACAAAAACATCACTAGAACAAGATAATGTTGCAATAGTGCCGGGTACAATACAGACTGGATGACCCGTATTTACAACATCAACTCCATTTCCTCTGGCTACTTTTGGCATATTAGTTCAAATCAATTTTTGGTGCAGTGAACTTCATATTACCGCTAGATTTAACGGTATATGTACCACCAACTTGTTCATTATAATTACCACCCACAGTAACGTCTACATTACCATCAACTTTAACTGACGCATTTTTTTTCACATAAACATTTGCATTTTCCTGAACATTAACATCTAAATTACCATCAATTTTAACTGACGCATTTTTTTTCACATAAACTTCTGCATTTCCCTGAACAGTAATATTACATTTGCCCATAATATAAACATTATCGTCTTTCATAACGATACTATATTTGTCTTTTGTTATTTTTTTTACTCTATCACCATCAGGAT